TCATTGGTCCTTTCATATTAGACTTGCCTTTAACGTTTTTTCCACCTTTCATTTTAGCCATGCCCTTAACGGACTTGCCACCTTTCATCTTAGCCATGCCTTTGACAGATTTACCGCCTTTCATTTTAGCCATACCTTTGACGGATTTACCGCCTTTCATTTTAGATTTTCCTTTAGTTCCTTTCATTGTTTTTCCTTTTAGTAATGTTTAGTTAATTCCATGATAATACTGTAAGTATCGCCATCGGTATGATTTGCTGTAGTTAATAAAATGTCTCCATTTACTCCACTTCCGGCATTATTAGATATTCCACTGAAACTAGAGAAATCTAACATATCTGAAGTTCCGGATAATTCTAAAATAAATACATTTGTACTTGCATTAAAATACAGTTGTACCTCCATGCCATTTATTGCATACCATATCTTGTTTATAGTTACTCTTGTGCAAGCTGCTCCTGTTGCACTAGATTCTAAAGCTGATACGTCAACTTTAGCAACTGCCGATTCACCAGAGCCATCACTTATATTTGTAAACTTCATAACGGCAGTTTTAGTGCCGTCTTGAAGAGTTTGACTTGTTACTGCATCAGCCATGTGTTACTCCTAACTTAGATTCATATTAATGAGTGAGTACTCTGTATTAGCTGATACAGCCATTACATCACCTACTTCCATTAACACGTTATCTGTTGCTGGTGCAACGCCACCTGCTGTACCACCTGAACGAACTGCTGCATTACCTACAACTAAAGTTCCTACAGTTAATAAAGCTGCTGGTCCTGACATTACTGCCCAACCAAAATAGTCTGCTGTAAGGTCAATTACTGTAGCACCCATTAAAGCACCTGTTTCTGCTGCTGGTGCAACGATAAGGTCATTAGAAGGGTCAGCTAGTAGTGTTAACTGTGAGTTAGTTGTAAGAGCAGTTGCTAATGCGTCATAACAAGTAATAACAATAGAAGGGTCTGCTGAGTGATCATGTGCTGGATTAGATTTAACTCTAAGCATTTGTCCTTCACCTGCTACGTCATTTACCCAAAGATAACCATTTGCATATTGATTAAGAGTTATATCAGTACCACCTGTTTCTACAGATATTGCAGTTTCACCTGCTGCTACGGCTGCTGTTGCAGTCATATTAGCATGATCAGAAACTACTGCTGGTTGTTGTAAAAGCTTACCTGCTGTTACCGCAGTTCCACCAATACCAACATAACGATATACATTATTACCGTAAATTAGTTTAGCCCCTAGTGGGAATAGTTGTGTTGCACTTTCAGCATAAGGGTTAGCTGTAGCATATTGGCTACCGCCTTTACCTATTACTAAATCAGCAGGTCCAAAACCTGTCGCTGCTGCATATTGAATATGTGCACCATCATCAGTAAAGATATTACCGTCTGCGTTGATTACCAACCCATCAGTAATTACACCTGTTGTTGAATTTGTATCAATGGTTTTAAAACCATTTTCGGACCTGACTGGTCCATTGAAAGTTGAATTTGCCATAATTAAGTCTCCTTAATAAATTTATCGTCTTGGCGAGTCTGCTAGGTCAGTCGATAAAAAAAATAAAAACCCTAGATTTTATATAGAAAAAAGGGCGATAGAATTAACTATCGCCCGTTTTATCTTAGCTACTACCCGGTGATCCGTAGATTCCCATGTAGTCACTTACTCCAAATGAGTAACGCTCTCTAGCTTTATAACGAACATTTCCGGTGTCAAAGTCACCGTCCATAGAAGTTTCTAAAGCAGTCCTTTGGAAGTGTTTCATTCCATTAGGTACATCAGTAATAATGAAGAAAGCATTAGTATCTGTTAAATAGTGATTAACAAAATAACCTTCTGGTATTGCTCCATTATTATTAAGTGCGTTGATATCATTATCAGAAGTTCCAACTCTGCCTGTAGTCTCTAAGAGTCTAGTAGCAGTAAATTGTAACGCTGAAGGAATAATCAAGCGTCTTGGTTTAGCAGCAACTAAAAGTCCACGTTCATCTTTAAATCCAGCAATATCAATTACTGCATTTTCTAATGAAGTTTCGTTTAAGTCGGTTGCCGTAGCTGGACGGTTATTATTTTTACCGCCATCTACCAATGGATGTCCATCACCACCAGTAACACCATCACCGGAAGCAGTAAATAAATTTACTCCATCTCCAGTTTGGAAAGCATTAGTAAAACCATTGTTTAATGGATTTACTGCTTTTACTTGCTTAGTGTAAGACATTGCTCTAGCAAGTGCTTTTGTGTATCTAGCAGAAAGAGAGTCATAGAGGTTATCCTCCATTGCTTCTTCTGTAATACTAAAGCCCATTGCTATAGTTTCGTGATTATAACGAGCAGTGTAAGTTTCTTGTGCTGTATCATAACTGATAGCAGAACCTTCATTCTTAACTGGAGCTGCGTCAAATCCACTTAACTTTACTTCTTCCTCGAAAGATCGATCAGAATTTTCAGTTTCGTAGATTGCTGCGTGCTCATCGTCATAAGACGTATATTCATCCCCAAAGAGTGCATTCAATCCCGGAAGCAGCTCTTTGAGCATTTGTGCTCTTGAAATAGCCATATTTTATACTCCCTTAAATACCTGTGGTATTTAAATATTGATGCCCTGCATTGAATTTAACAATAACATCTGTGAATGAATCACCAACAGAACTATCCGGACCATCAACAAAGTCGATGATGCGAAGAGGAAGAGTAGCTGTAGTCGCTGCAATAGTTGAACTATCGACTGCGTTTTTGCTACGTCCAATATCTGTTGAACCTGCGGTTTGAACTATTGAAACATTATTACCTATAGCCGTTTGAGCTAAAGTAGCGTCACCTTGCATTCTCATAAGAACATGAGGATCATCTAATACATAAGCTTTAATATCACTAGCTACCGTTGAAGCTGGATAAGTTTGTGAATATGTAGGTTGTTTAGTAGTCGGGTCGGTATAAGAACAGCCCATAAAAACACCTGTAGGTGTTAATGCAGTTGTTCCTGTATCTTTTTCTATAGTTCCACCAGCGACTGTTTTTACAAAGTCACCGTAGAATATAGCGGTGCCATAGTTACTAGCTATATTTAAGTGTCTAACTTTTCCTGTAAAGGAACCGCTAGAACTTAAAGTGCCAATAGGTTCTGCACCTGTAGGAGTTGCCGTTGCTGACATATCTTTTTCTCCGATTAAATTAAATTAAGCATAATTAAAAATTAATTATTGCCACCAAATTTAACCTTCGTATTTCTTTCGGGTCTTAATAAAGGCATACGAGGGTCATTTTCTCGTAGATAATTTCTATCAACACCTTCCATCTGCTGTTGAGCCATATTTTCGTAATATTTTGCTCTTGCTTTCATTGTTTGTGCTGGTGCTTTACATAAAAGTAAACCACCGATTTCAATGTTACCTTTCTTAGCAAACTCTGAACCATAGTCAGATTGAATTTTTAATTCAGGATGATCTTCAGCTAATACCGGTTCCCAACCTTCACGAAAACGTGTTGAAACGTTTATGTTGTCGGAAGCTCCGAGTATTTGTGTTCTCACCCATCTAAAAACCCAACCGTCTTGCGGTATTGGAGTTGGTAAAAGGGATTGAGGAATAAAAGCATCAGATGGACGATAATCGTCTTTTCTTTCATCTACTTCTCTAGGTGCACGCTCTTCGACTACAGATTCGTCTGTGTCGTTTTCATATATATCAGACATTAAATTTTCTCCTTAATGAGTTCTTTAGCATATCTTTCTGGACTAAGCCCAAGTCTCTTTGCGAGAGAAACTTGAGTTGAAGTTAACTGTACTTTGCGGGGTTTGCTACCGTTGTTTCGAGTAGATGGAGCTACCACCGATTGAGTATTTCTGGGTGTCACAGTTTCAGTAACTAAGTTACTGTCTTCATTAGAGTTTTCCACCCCGAAATAATCAGGAAAACGAACTCGCATACGCTTATCCACTTCCTGATAATATTGATCTGACTGTGGAGATACACCCTCTTTAGTAACTAAAGTTTCATGTATTCCATAAGCCAGAGCCGTCATTTCTTTTTGGTCGTCAGAACCAAACCATGAATTAACCTTTAACCAAGCTACAGCTTTCGGGTCTATAGTTTGTGGTTGTTGTTGTGGTATTGGTTGTTGCTGTTGCTGTTGAAAATTTTGTTGCTGTGGTGCTTGTTGTTCTTGCACCCTTTGTCTAACAAAATGATCATCTGCGACCTTTAATTCTTGTTGAGCTTTAAGCATTTCCTGCGTAGCATCTGTAATTTGATCAGTATCTCCTGTTTCATAAGCTTTCTTATGAGACTCTTTTGCTGATGCTAATTGTGCTTCTGCTTTAGCTTTTACCTGTTGCATTAAAGCACTCTCGCCACGTTGGACTAGAGCTTGTAATCTTCTGTTTTCTTCTGCTTGTTGTTTAGCATAATTAACAGATTCATCTCTTATCTTCTCTGCTGCTTCTTTAGCTCTTCTTTCTTCGTGCCATTCGTATTTAAGTTTACCTATACGTTTTTTTACACGTTCATCTACATCATCGATTTCTTTTTCTAAATCAGATTGATCTGATTCTCTTTGTTCTTCTGAACGAGGTATCTTACGATCTTGTTCAGGTCTATCATCAATGATTTCTACATCAAAATCTACAGCTTCTTCATTAGAAACAACTGTATTTTTAATGCCTAAAAACTTATCTTCTTGTGAAGAAGGTTCTTCTTGAACAATTTCATTCTCAGGTTCTTGATATTGTTCTTCTGCGTACTCTTCGTTTGTACTCATGCTTTTACTACTCCTCTTGGGTCTTCAACAACGGCTTCAACGCTGTCATCGTTTATTAATCTAAATTCTTTTCCATGTACTAAAAATCTAGTACCTGTGTAAGAACGCATTATTATCCAATCGCCTTCTTTGCAATAAGAACCATTCGGAAAACGTTTCTTATCTTGGTAAGCGTCTGGACCTAATTTCATTACAAATCCACATATTGATCCAACAGATTCTCTTTCTACGTAGGCAGCAGCTTTTATAATACCGCCTTCTGTTGTTTCTTCTGCTTCAGGTAATGCTATTAATATCCGATAACCAGAGGGTTCTGGTAATTGTTTTGCAGTTGATTCTTCTTTTTCTTTTGCTTCAGAATCTTCTACTTCTATATCTTTAACGGCTTTCATAGTTTCCTTTTATTGCACAGGTTAAGGACCTGAGACCTTTGCATCGTTATGATGTTAGTCTTCTCCTCTCTCTATTAGATCAAGAAGATTACGTTCTGCTAAAGCTAAACCAGCAATGACTCCTGTCATATACCTGTATTCGCCAAAGTCTTTGCAGCTTCCCCCAACTAAAGCATCTGAATGATCATTCATTTGCTCTCTAAGCATTTTTCGTAATGCGTCAGGAAAATTTTCTGTAATTAGTTCGTTCATTTATCTTTGTGTAATATATCTTGTGCAATCTCTTTTCCTATTTTTGCACCTTCTATTTTCTCTTTACTGCTTATATCTGCTTCATCTGTAGCTAGTTTTGCAGCTATGTTAGCACTTGTAATTCTTTCTTGTGAAGCTAAACGTTCTAGTTCTGTTCCGGCAGTAATAGTTGATTTTTGTAAATCAGCAGCAATTTTCTCTGCGTCAGCTTTCATTTTAGCTTGTACTTGTGCTTCTCTTATATCTAATTCACGATCACGTTGCTGTATAACAGGGTCTTTAAGTTTTTGCTGAAGTTCTTTTTGTCTTTCTTCTGCAACATCTTTATGAAGAACTCGCTGTGCAGCTTCCGAAACTAACTGTGACAATCGTAATTCAATATCTTCAGGTAGTGGCTCATCGGGTGGTGGTAACGGCACACCGAGCTGTTCTTCTATTTCCTTTCTGTATTGGAAAGCAATGTGTTCTGTAACGTGTTCAGAGAAAGCTCCTAATATAGCGTTAGCATTAGGACTTTGACCAATCATTTTCCTAATCTTAGGATCATCAGCCATAGCCATGTGAGTCATAATATGAGCTTCATGGTCTTGATACATGAATGATTTAACAGGTTTTTCATTAAGCATATTCA